ATCTACTGTGGTTTCATCCTGGAGATAATGGCGCTGCCAGTATTTATCCACCATAGAACCACGGTGTTCTACTGCAACCATCATGCTTACAGTGTCTACCGTCCCCCCACAATAGGCCCCGCTGCAGGGTCATGTGTATACAGTGTATGTGTATATGTATATGTCTACACTTAAATACTCTATGCGTGACATTCCACAAGGTGTACAACTGTTATACACTATGAACAACTGTGTATATACAGCTAGATCATACTCTACTACTGTGCGAGAGTTCACTTCTGATCCTGTACTCAATCCAAAACCTGCGCCATTTCAGCCAGAGGCCCCGCTGCTCGATAGTGAATTTCAGGTTGACAAAACACTATAACTGCTGTATAATATACACATGCTTAAGAAAAGAGCCTTATCTAGGAGCAGAGAATCTATGACATTACCAGACGAACGTTATCGCAGCATCATGCAGGCCAAGAGGCTGTTGGAAGAACTGTGTTCACCATCCTTGACTCCTAGGGTAGCTGCGGGAATCAGAGACCGTGCTAGAGGTGCGCTGCGACACTATCCGGGTGAGTATGATCTCAAGCAGCTGGAACAGTTTGCGCCACATATAGTACAAGAACAGATGGAACCCCTATACAAGATGATCAAGCAGCATGAGATGGCGGAATCAGTTGCCAAGGATTACGCTGCAGAGGGACTTATCAAGCAGCATGACTCAGCAGCACGTAAACTCAATCTAGACGATCCCAACTGGGAACCACACACATAAACGTTTAAAGGGCCTCTAGCTCATGTTGGTTAGAGCAGCGGACTCATAATCCGTTGGTGCCGTGTTCGACTCACGGGGGGCCCACCATACAGCGACCTTGGTGAAATAGGTAGACACAAGAGACTTAAAATCTCTCGCAGCAATGCATTCCGGTTCGATTCCGGAAGGTCGCACCACAACAGCAGCCCTTAGCTCAGTTGGATAGAGCAACAGCCTTCTAAGCTGTAGGTCACTGGTTCGAATCCAGTAGGGCTGGCCAGTTAGCTGCTGAGGTAACAGTTACGCAGCATCCTTTGATCACGTTACTCCACGTGAATGCAAGTGCCTAGACATTCTTGTTCGCGAACAACGACTTAGCCCAATCTGTGTCCAAAATGCCACACTTTGAATAACCCTACACGGTCAAGGGTCATTATTCCGTTTGGTTGACAGCCTAGCCAAAAGACGCTATAATTATGACATGACACAGACAAACACCATTCGTAAAAAGCGCACCGACCGCAATCATATCATATATGAATTGCGTGTTGCGGGCGGCAATTACATAGGCGTGACTGCCAAAACAGAATCGACTATTAATAAGTCAGTTCTAGCTAGAGCAGCCAAGCACTTCTATCGTGCCAAAAAGGAAGCTAAAGATTGGGCCCTGTGTCATGCCTTGCGCACTCTCAGCGACAAAAGCGAGATTGAAGTATACGTACACGAAGTGATTCGTGGCAAAGCAGCCGCCCACAAGCGCGAAGTTGAACTACGCCGCTTGATCAACCCCACCCTTAACACTGACACAAGAGGAGATTGACATGTACGATTCATTGGTTAGTACTGCGAAACAGTTTGGGCACGGAGACCTACTAGTGGGCCTCTACTATATAAAGCTCAACCGACACAAGTTCACAGCGGCTCAGCTGGCTGTCTTTGATCAGTTCATGGCTGAGGGTGCTAGAATGATGGCGCCGGTTGACAGCCTTGCAGATTGATGCTATAATAGACACTTACACTAACAAACATAGGAGCGAACTATGCAGGCATTGCGTAAATTTATCGAGCAGAAGAATCATTGGAACAGCTTCTTCCAGGGCGAGCAATATGAGATTGCTACAGCGGCAGGGCGTCAACGTGTTGCAGACATGATTGACAATGCCCTAAGCCCAGAGAACTTGACCTGCGACGGAGAGCTGCCCCGTGCAGAAGTTAACCGTCGCTATAGGGAGTTGACCCAAGCTGCCAAGCAATTGCGCCAGTTGGACCCAGCTGTCACATTCTACGAATACTCAGAGGAGATCTAACATGCGCTATTGGGACGAATTGCTACGTGAAGAACGTGGGGACCTAGAGGTTGTTGTGGACAAGAGCTGGGAAGATTGCAGCATACGCGATCTCTTTGACGACACCTGCTATGATATCAAGGACATGGAAGACAAAGTCAACCGTGGCGATCTAGATTGGTTCATGCTTAGGGCCCGTGTGTTCGTAGAGGGTCTTGAAGTAGGCAGCAGCATCGTGGGTGGGTTCTTGTATGAGGATGCACGTGAAACGCTGAAAGACGGTACAGCTGAGGACTTGATCTCGCAGGCCATTGAGGAAGCCAAACCTAAGTTCTACAGATTGTCCCGAGTGTTTGGCGGGTTATCTGAACAGGTTGACAACGAGACAGTTTGAGTATATAATAGACACATACACTAACAAACAAGGAGCGCAAAATGGGTACACGTTCACGCATTGCAGTCATGCATGGTACAGTATGCAAGTCAGTCTACTGTCACTGGGATGGCTATTTGGAATACAATGGCAGTCTATTGCACAAGCACTATGATAGTGCCAAAGCCAACAACCTTGTGGCTTTGGGTGATCTAAGCAGCTTGAAGCCTGAGATTGGTATACAGCATGCCTTTGGCTATCACGGCACAGAGATGTCAGCAGAAGTATACGAAGCACAGTTTGGCGAGATGTGTACCTTTTACGGACGCGATCGTGGCGAGAAGAATGTGGAGTTCCAAACGGACATGTCATTCGACTCATTCATTGAGCGTGTTCAAGGCAATGGTTGCGAGTGGTACTACATTATGCGGGACGGCGTATGGTACGTGGGCAATGTCTACGAAAGCGACGAACACTTCTACAAGAAGTTGGTGCCGTTGGCAGAAGCATTGGCTAAACTGCCTGAGGATGCTGTTGCCTAAAAACAACAGGTGCATTTAGGGGTTGACAAGATCCCTAAATTAGTGCATAATAGAGACTTACTAACACACACATGGAGCGAAACATGCCAGCAATTATCGAAATTAAAGAAGGTACTTACAAGATCCGCGGTCGCGACACTAGTATGAGCGGTTGCCGTTTTGAGCTCGTAGAGGGCTTCAAGTTTGGTTCAACAGGTGGCTTTGTCACAGTTAACGGAGCAAGCGTACAGCCTGCGAACGCTGGCGTGCCTGAGCGTAATATTAAGATCAAGTGCGAAGGCATTGAGAGCTATACTGTAGTCTCTGAAGTAGCACATTCAGCCGTAGGAGACAAGAGTTTGGAAACTATTAAGATCAGCGATAGTGCCGTTGCGCACATTACAGACGAAGAGCTGATTGAGAAGACTCGTGCTCGCTTTCAAGTACTAACAGACATGACTAAGGCTGTGAAGGCTGGTGATGTTCGTGCAATGATTGTGACAGGCCCTCCGGGTGTTGGCAAATCGTTTGGTGTTGAAGAAGTGCTCACTAAGGACGACTTGTTCAATACACTAGGCGAGCGTAAGCCACGCTATGAGATCGTCAAGGGTGCTATGAGTGCCATTGGCTTGTATGCTAAACTCTACGAGTTCTCAGCAGAGAAGAATGTTATTGTGTTCGATGACTGTGACTCTGTACTGTTGGACGACTTGAGCTTGAACATCTTGAAAGCGGCGTTGGACTCTAGCAAGAAGCGTACCATCAGCTGGAACACTGACTCACGCTTATTGCGTTCAGAGGGTATCCCAGATCGTTTCGAGTTCAAAGCAGGTGCGATCTTTATTACCAACATCAAGTTTGAGAATGTACGAAGCAAGAAGCTTCAGGATCACTTGAGTGCCTTAGAGTCACGCTGTCACTATATTGATCTGCAGATGGACACAGATCGTGAGAAGATTCTGCGCATTAAACAGATCGTCACTGACGGTATGCTTGATTGCTACGACTTGTCAGAGATTGCTAAGGACGAGATTGTGGACTTTGTTTCTAGCAACAGAGCTAAATTGCGTGAGCTGAGCTTGCGTACGGTGCTCAAGGTTGCGGACTTGCGCAAGAGCTTCCCAACTAACTGGACAAGCATGGCAGAAGTCACTGTCATGAAGCGGAGTTAATATGATAGACGGGCCAGCAAAAGAGTGCCAGTGGATTGGTGCAGAGCAGAAGGAGTGGCCCTACACCTTCTGCGGTCAAAAGAGCGTGGAAGGCAGAAGCTATTGTGCCGAACACTACCATCAGATGTACCAGAAGGGCAGTGCCAACAAGGGCTCCAGAAAGATGGAGAAGTTGGTCGAGAAAGAACTTGCTGAACTGAAACTTCAGCAAGAAATTGCGGAGATAGAAGATGCGTAATACATTAATTGTAATTGGATTTGCGGTGCTGGTCATAGCACTGGTGGTAGGCGGGCCCTTGGCAACCATTTGGGCGGTGAACGAACTTGGACAGTACTTGTGGCCTCAGCGACCAGTGCCTTACACTTTCTATACCTGGGTGGCTGTCTTGGTGATTGGTGCGTTCCTAAAAGGTTCGGTGACATACAAGAAGTAATTGGTAAACCGCAGGGTTGACTTTTGCCCTGCGGTCCTATATACTAGTATGACGCTGTTAGAGAACAGCCATAACAAAGGAAACTTAAAATGAAAAGATTTAATCCAGAAACCAAGACTTTCAAGGTCTTCAACGCACTATACAACGGTGCAGCTCTTACTCCAGCCAAAGCCAAGCATGACTTAGGCGTAGGCAATTTGAGCGCAGAAGTTAGCCGCATCAAGCAGAACGGTTATGCTATCTATAGCAACACTCGCAAGGCAGGCAATGGTGTTCAGGTCACTGAGTACGTCATGGGCCAACCAAGCCGTGAGATCGTTGCTCTAGGCTACAAGGCTAAGGCCTTAGGCATCACTCTTTAATTAGGGTTATCACAAAGACAAGCCGATTCGCTCCCGGGGCGTCTTTTGGGGCTGTTGTAGAAATACAACAGCCTTTTTCTTTGACCGGCACTCCAGCCAAAGGGGTTGACAAATCGGATACATAGTGTTATAATAGACACATACTAAGAGATTAGGAGCGAACTATGGAATTCACAGCAGATCAAGTTTGGGGGCTAGCAGTAGAAGCAGACCGCATCAACGGTGGCTATTCCAAAGACGACAAATGGGAATACGTCAACGATCAGGCTCGCAAGGTCAGCGATGCCAACAAGGTCATGGTCAAGGCTTGGCTTCGTGAGAATCGTCAGCCCAGTGCTGAGGATGTAGAGCAGGGTCGTGAGTACCGCAAGTTCTTCAACGGCTACACACTTAAGGCCCTAATGGGTGGGCTATCAGACTTTGATCGTCAGGCTCTCCGCATCGCACAAATGGACACCTTCACTGGCCGTAATATGCTAGAGTTCGCTGTCATTTCCTGCTTGCCCAGCTCAGCCCGTCGTGAGCAAGAGCGCACAGAGCTCAAGAGAGAGCTGTTTACATCTGTTCAGCTTGAAGGCAATGTAGGTGATGTCATCCGTGGGGACATCGAAGTCGTTGGCTGTTCCTTTTCATCAATGTATAACAAGTTCAAGGTCAAGGCCCGTATGGGTGAAGCGTTCGTGGACTTTTGGTTCGGCACACCATTAGACAAGGGTGCCACCCGTACAGTGCAAGGCAAGATTAAAGCAGTCCGTGGCGATAAAACAACAGCCCTTAACTATGTGAAAATTAGGGGTTGACATTTGGAGCAGGTGGTGTTATACTATTAACACTGAGAAAGTAATTGTTTAACCCGTAAACTTAAAGAGGTCTTAAAAATGGCAAAGTCAACAGATATTAGCGTTCGCCAAGTTGGTCCAAAGAACGCAAAGAAAAGCATTCGTTTCGCAATTAAGAAACGTCGCCCAGTATTCCTTTGGGGCCCTCCAGGTATTGGTAAGTCAGACATCGTCAAGCAGATTGGCGAAGACGCAGGTCGTGAAGTCATTGACGTTCGCCTGGCCCTGTGGGAACCTACAGACATCAAGGGTATCCCCTATTACAATGCAGACAAGGGCACAATGGTTTGGGCTCCCCCTGCAGAACTGCCTACTAACCCAGAGTCTACTGCAATCATCTTCTTAGATGAATTAAACTCTGCTCCCCCAGCTGTTCAGGCCGCGGCCTATCAGTTGATCCTTAACCGCCGAGTAGGCACATACGAATTGCCTAAGGGTGTTGACGTAGTGGCGGCGGGTAATAGAGAAGGTGACCGTGGCGTGACATATCGTATGCCAGCTCCGTTGGCTAACCGTTTCATTCACTTGGAAGCAAAGGTAGACTTTGATGACTTCCAGGAGTGGGCTGTTATGAATGACGTTCACCCTGAGGTGTTAGGTTATGTAGGTTTTGCCAAGCAGGACTTGTATGACTTTGACCCTAAGAGCCCAAGCAAGGCTTTCGCTACTCCACGCTCGTGGGTGTTCGTAAGCGACCTGTTGAAGGACGAGGACTGCGATGTAGACACCTTGCACAATTTGGTTGCGGGTGCCGTTGGCGATGGCTTGGCTGTTAAGTTTATGGCTCACCGTAAGATTGCAGGACGCTTGCCTAAGGCAGAAGACATCCTTAAGGGCAAGGTCAAGGACCTGCAGATTAAGGAAGTGTCAGCGATGTATTCATTGACTGTTAGCCTGTGCTATGAGTTGAAGGATCAAGCTGAGAAGAAAGCCAAAGACTGGGACTCTATGGCAGACTGCTTCTTCCGCTACATGATGGACAATTTCCCAACAGAGTTGGTGGTGATGGGTGCAAAGACAGGATTGACAAACTACAACCTGCCCTTTGACGCAACGAAGATGAAGAGCTTCGACGAGTTCCACAAGCGTTTTGGTAAGTATGTTTTGAGTGCTATGGAGAATTAAGACCTCGCCGTAGCAGGGGCGGGGAGCTTCTCAGGGCTTGCCCGCCCACCTATTTGGAGTGCCGGGGTGTTGCGTAAATACAACATTCCGGTCGGTTGACAAGACCGCAGAATGGTGCTATAATATATACATACTAAGGAGAGCGACACATGGACCCAATCATCGATAAACTAACGACAGCCCGTGTAGGACTGTTGCTCAAAGCACCTTTCTTCGGCAACATGGCAACTCGTATGCAATTGATTGACGCATCAGAGTGGTGCCCAACTGCGGCGACTAATGGCCGTAATTTCTATTACAATAAGAAGTTCATTGAGAAGCTCAGTGTTAAGAAACTAGAGTTCCTATTCGGACATGAGATTTGCCATTGCGTGTTTGATCACTTTGGTCGTGTAGGTTCACGCGATCGCCAGCTGTCTAACATTGCTCAAGACTATGCTGTCAATCAAATCCTTGTTGACGAGCGTATTGGTGAGAAAATCACTGAAGTTAAGATCTGCTATGATCCAAAGTATCGTGGCAAGGCTTGGGAAGAGATCTACGACGAGCTCTACGAAAAAGCAGAGAAGATTTCAATGCCTGACTTGCTCAAGCAATTGGGCGACTTGTTGGACGAGCACATCAACGAAGACGGCAGTGGTCCAGGTAAAGAGGGTGATGGAGACAAGCAGGGCAAGGGTATGCCCGGCATGAGCAAAGAAGAAGCACAGAAGATCCGTGATGAGATCAAAGAAGCAATGATCCAAAGTGCCGCGGCGGCAGGTGCAGGCAAGACTCCTGCAGGCATTCAGCGTTTGATCAAGGACATGACTGAGCCTAAGATTAGCTGGCGTGACCTTGTGCGTCAAGAGATACAGAGCATCATCCGCAACGACTATTCCTTTACTCGTCCTAACCGTAAGTCAATGCACTCAGGCGCAATCCTTCCGGGCATGAAAGAAGCAACTACCATTGACATCGGTATTTCAATTGACATGAGCGGTTCGATTGGACAAGAGGATGCAACTGTATTCTTAAGCGAAGTCAAGGGCATTGTTGATCAGTATGAGGACTTTAAGATCAACTTGTGGTGCTTTGATACTGCTATCTACAATCACAAAGAGTTCTCGCAGGACAATTCAGAAGAACTGTTTGAGTATGAGCCCGAAGGCGGTGGTGGCACAGATTTTGAAGTCAACTGGACCTTTATGGAAGAGAATGGTATTCGTCCTAAGAAGTTCATCATGTTCACTGACGGCTACCCCTGTGGTGGTTGGGGTGATGAGGACTACTGCGACACTATCTTTATCGTTAAGGGTAATGAGAACGCAGAAGCACCCTTTGGTCAGACTGTGATCTACGAGAAAGAGACTGCCTAACTGAAGTGCCGGCGGGTGTGGCTTTTTAGCCACAGGCCCCGCTGCTATACGTGTACAGGAATCTAGGGGTTGACAGATTGGCAGATTGGTTGTATAATACATACTTACACACACAGAAAGGTTGGTTAATATGGGATATCTAATTTCGTTTTTGCTAGGGATCTTTGTTGCAACCGTGGGCATCTCAGGTGTTGCCAACGTGGCTGACAAGGGTGTTAATCAAGTTCAATCGGTCATGAAAGAAGCTGCTAAATGACAACTGCAATCGTAGACGGCCAAACGGTTACGGTAGGCGATGTGGTCTGCTTTAAGAGCGACATCGAACAATCGGGCGTAATCGTAGAGATCAAGAAGTCATACATGGGCCATAGCCTTGTGATCGAGAACAAGTATGGGTTCCACGGGGAATACATTGGTGGGCAGACAATAACCACAGAGCTGGCCTCAGACTGCTGGGTGGACTGATGCCCAAGTACACATTCTGGCGTAATGCCATTGTCGCTGAAACTTATATAGTAGAAGCCAAGGATGAAGAAGCTGCACGACAGCAGCTCTGGG